AGTTTGCCACAATCCTTGGAACTGGTCCAGTGAGGAAGTGGGAGTGACTTCTTTCTGCTGCTGTTGTTGCTGCTGTTGCTGCTGATCACCAGCTGCATTGTTGCTGTTAGCATTGGCCGCAGGAGCTGCATTGTTGGTACCTTGTTGCGCACCTGCAGAACTGCTGGGAGTACCGTTGGGGGAAAAGAATTGGGAAAACAGTGACATGATTAATCTCCAGAGGGGTTAGGGTTTGCAAGTTGGTTATAGCCTTCCACACAATCATCCAGCAGCGCAATGAGAGTCTCACGCCGTGCTTGCTTGTAGAGGAATTCTGCCAGTTGCCTGTTTAGCTCCGATGGCTCACCAATAGCAAAGTGAGTGTCCACCATAGATTGAGTGAGACTCGCAATCTCATTCTCAAACCGAGCAATAGTTTGTGGTGACAAGAGCAGAGATTGTATCTGCTCACTGTCATCTAATTCTGTGGTACGATAAATACCTTCTGTTAGTTGCTTCATTGTTGCTGTTCTCCAGGTTTTGCTGCGGGTGCAGTGTTTGGCCCTGCTACTGCATTGGCTTGGCCCATGCTAGCAAGATATTGTTGCTTCTGTTGGTCATCTCGCTTGAAAGCATTGAGCCAGTTTGCGCCACGCAATTTCATGCTGTAGATCCACATGCCCATCAGATCGTATTCAGCTTGAATTGCTGGCATTGCTTGCGCACCTTGGAACAGCATTTGCATGGTATCACCGCCAACCATTTTGTCAGATGGCAGATAACCATCAGAAAGTGCAAATGCTAGATTTGCCTTGCGCAGCAGTGCTGGATCAATCTGCACAGATTTCTGCGAGTCAGTATTAACAAGAGCTGTAGGTGGCTGATACTGCAAAACGTTGCTCTTGATAATTTCCTTGATCGGCTGGAAGAAACTGTATTCCAGTGCCAGAGCAGTAAGACGATTGCGAGAACCTGCATTGCTCATAACAGTGTCAAACTCTTGGCGAGTCTTGTTTCCTTTTTGGAACTGGCCCTGAGTAACACGGTTCTGACCGTTAACAATATCTCCCATCTGCGCAACAGTCTGCGACAGATTCACAATCTCACCAACACCATCATCACGATAAGGTGCTTGGTAAACTGCTTCTGACAGATTCTTACCGTAGGCACTATTCTTAACAGGAATGCGAGCAACAGAAGAAACCTTGTCAATGTCTTTCTTATTGATGCGACTTGCATCATAGAACAAACGATCGTAGACTTTACGACGCTGCGACTCCAGTGCAGAGTTCATCAGTGAGCTAGCAATGTCTTGATTGGGAGTAACGTTTTCAGCGAAACTCTTAGACTGCCAGCCCATGCCATCTGCTGATGGTTTGCAGATTACGATTGGCAGAAAATTGTGAGCATTGGTTTGACGCTCAGCAAAGATCACAACCTTCTGGTTGATGATAATGAATTTCCAGATCTGAACTTGGTTCTTGTTGCGGCCGGGAATACCAAAATCAGAGGGCAAAATACGAGCATACAAGACTGTCCACTCATAGGAGTTCTTGTAGCGAATTGCATTTTTGTCAGTTTTGGGTGTCAGCTCAGACCATTGCATCCAGTCATGCTCAGTGCGAGCGCTTGCAGGCAACAATGCTCCTGGATTGATGTCAGGTAGAAATGTAGCATTGGTGCTGTCCATGGAGTTAGCATCGCCGGGTCCAGGAGATTCCAAAGCTGCACGGAAATTCATAGTTCCCAAAGGATCCAAGTTCTCCATACGCTTCTTGGTTTCGATGCGGGAGATAACTTCAGTGTAGCCAGCATACTCACCAGATTCGTGATTCTTTTCTGGAGAAACACGAGCATCCAGCAACAGGTTATAAGCATTGAGGTGCTTGATGTAGTTGCCTGCATAGTAAGATTCTTTTGGCTCACCTTGTGTGATCTTGTCATTTGCAGGAGTAGATACCGTGAAAATCTTGCGATTCTCCCAGACTACTTCCACAGCACCTAAGTCATATTTCAGACCGTCACGCATTGCTTGTGTCAGGTGCAGCGGCCAAGCACAGCGAATGGAGTTCTCACCAACAACAGTATCCATTTGTGTCATTGCTTCTGCCATTTCTGGCGGAGCAACAGTTCCAAAAATAGGGTAGCCAGACAGAAACACTTCTTGCAGATATGCCAGTTGTGTTTCCACATGAGGCATAACTACTGGAACTGTTACGTTCTGAATCTTGCTGGAGTCACCTGCATCATTGGCAGCTCGGGCCCGCGACTGCTCAGTAGTAGTATCTTTCTCACGATAGTACGCCCGATCACGAGCAACCATCTGATTGCGAATGTTGAAGCTAGTGTTGTAAGTAGAGAGAGCAGAACTCAGATAGCGAATAACGCCTTCCTGAGACTTCTCAGAAATAGGCATTGGAGTGGTTGGTGCTGGCATGTTAGTTCCTATCTTTATCAATATTTGGAGCTATGGCTCCTGAGTTCCAATCTTCTGCTGGTACGTATGCACCAAACATCCATAAAATTCTGTCTGGCCCACTATGCACTTCAGTAACACTGTGCAAGTGTTCAGATGCTAAATAACAATGCAGTGCGCCAACTGGCACTTTCATTTTAGAGCCTTCTATCACTAGCTCTCCACCAGAGTGAGCTGCTTGTGTCAGAATGTTGCAACGCAAGATTGCGTAGTCTCCTGCACTATTAACAGTATCTTTGTGGTCATAAACAATGCCACCTATAGGAGTAGAGCTGACTACTATTCCCCTAGATCCTTGACCCACAACAGCAGGTGCTGACAATATGCCGAGAAGTTTACGAACACGATAGTCAATAGCATACACAAAGTCTGGATACTTTTTAGTGGTCATCTCAAACCTGCTAGTAAATAGACCTTTTCCATTCTTAACAGGTGTCATCCAACCCGCAGTAAATCCAGAGTAGCAAATCCTGTTAAGTTCTTCACACTCTTCAGGAGTTGCAAAATCTGGAATTAGTAAAAATCTCATCGCTGCATCAGAATGTTGAACAAACCACCAGGACCTGTGCGCGCTGGAGTATTTTGCTTGTAGGGGTTCTGCTTGTATTCTGCATCACGTTGCTGCTGCTCAGGAGCATTGTTAGTGTCTCCAGAACGGGTAAGCAAATCAAGGAACAGCATGATTGGAGTAACAGGCTTAGCCATGCTGCCAGCACCTGGAGGTGTAGGAATGCCAGGAGCAAGACGTGGCAATGTTACACGCTGCTCAGGAGTATATTGCAGGGCCAAAGCAGCACGGGCCGCAGCTTCTTCTACTCGTGCCTGTTGCAACATCTGTGTCAGATTGGCGTTAGGCACCACATTACTACGAGCATTGAAGTTGGGCCGAGTGCTAGTCCATTCGGGCGCATTAACAGCAGCGCGAGATTGCTTGATGTTAGATACAGGATTGCCGTGAATCGATTGAGTAGCAGGCGTGAACTGCTCCAAATCTTGCACTGTACGCATCGCATCCAAGAATGCTGCTACTTGCTGATTAATGTCAATGTTAGGATCAACTATCGGTCCCATCATAAACTCCTAGAATGGTAAAGCTAGATCGTCGGTGTGCGACGCATCTGGCATCATAGTATCTGTGGTATCAGAAATCAACAGAGGCATCCACTCAGCATGTATTTCCATTGCTTTGTAGATGTATGCTATCAGATCTAATATCTCATCCTTGTTATTAGTTTTTAATGGATTCCACTGTGTGATCTGATAGATAACAGCAGACCGCACATCACGATGAAGTAGGATCTTTCCACTTAGTAGCAGTTTGAGGCCATCACGAATGCGTGCATTCTTTTGCATACCACCAGTGGTGATCTCACCTACATGAATGCCAGTAATTCCAAGCTGTGCGTAAACTTGCTCAAACCAGTAAATGAGAGTTGCTTGGTAAGCACCACCCTCACAGATGATTAGTTGCATGTTATATTTAACAGCCATGAAGGTGGCTTGCTGAATAGTCTGGCCCGGATCTAGTTTCTTACTGAGCACTTCTCGCATGACGGGAATACCATCATACAGGAGGAAAGCGCCGATACCAAGATCATCCCCTCGCTTCTTACCAAGAGATGGATCAATGATAATGCAACCACCCTGTGCCACTACATGATCTAAGTGATCTGGGCAGGAGGGAATCTTGGAAACATCGATACCAGATACAGTGCCAGAATCTTCATCATTCATTACTTCGCTGAAGAAGATCTCTGGATGTCCCATCTGGGTGTCAGATGCAAGCTCATCTAATAAGTCATCAATACTACGGTGTTCCGGCCACAAGCTGTTTCCATCAGCAAGGATTGCACCAGTAATAAAAGAGACCCACTCAGAGCTGTGCTTAAGCTGTCGCAGGATCGATCCTTCAAAGGGATACATATTTCCTACGAAAATAAAGATGCAGCGATGCGGATGGCACGCTTTCATGAGAGTACCAAGCATCCAGATCTTAAGCTGTTTTGCCACTTCGGGATTAGCAGCTTCGTCGCGGTTCTGCATGTCATCCATGATAACAACATCAGGACGTACAAATTTCAGGTTCAGGCCCCGCAAAGAACTGCCAGCACCAAGTGCGGCCAGAACAATATTCCTTCCACGGAATGCAAACTTCTTAAATGCGAGAGTGTCTTGCTCGCAACTAGCATTCCAACTACCGAAGGAACTTCTA